TAAAATATTTTGGCAAATTAAATTTTACTGGCAGCACAGTGTATAAAAAAATAGGAGACGCTTATGCAAAAACAAAAGCACTATTTGATTTATATAAAATTGATGCGGTAGTAATCGAACACACAGTTTTCATGAATAGCCCTAAAACAGTATCAGATTTAGCATTAGTACAAGGCGGAGTTCTTGCTGCGATGTGGTCTTGTGGAGTAAAAGATATGGGATCTGTTTCTCCTATTACCTGGCAAAACTATATTGGAAATAAAAGATTTAGTAAAGAAGAAAAAATATCAATGAGAAAAGAAATTCCTAATAAATCAGAGTCTTGGTATAAAACTCAAGAAAGAGAAGTTAGAAAAGAAAAAACAATTAGGTTTGTTAATATGCAGTATGATAAAACAATAACAGATAACGATGTTGCCGATGCTTGTGGCATTGGCCATTGGGCTATCAACAATTGGAACAAAGCGATGGGAACTTATGAACAGAGATAGTTTTGTTTTTAAAGAAGAAGAAAATGAAGTCTCTTTAGTTGTGAAGACTTTGTCTCCAGAAAAATGGTTATTGATAGATCGTGAAACTGGACAAACTTATCAGGGAAATCCTGGCGGGTATTGGGATAAACTTACTACTATAAAAAGGAATAAAAAATAATGCCAGAGTTAAATGCAAACATCCCACCCATAGAATGCTATGTTCGTGGAAACTATTTAAGGAATCAATTAGATAGTCATGACAAATATTTTCCATGTGTTATATTTGGTGTTGCTAGTATAAAAAACAGAAGTCCTTTATTTCACATAATGATGGAAGACGGTGGGCTGTGGTGGAGATTGCCAATTAGTGCATTTTGTACAAAGCCTGGAGTTCCTGAAGTAGACTTACATAATTTAGTTTTATGGAATGCCTTTAGCCATCACATATCTGTGACTAAATTTGAAAACCTTACAAATCTTAGAATGTCATATATTGACAGAACAAAAACTACAAACAAAGGAACATATTTGTTCACGCTTGACTGGCACAACCCAGATTCTAATGTTTTAGATGATGGTTATTCAGAAAATCCAGCGGAACATAAATGTGGCCATGTTATACAAAGAGATGACGGTAACTTTGCTATTCAGCCTAACAATAGGGTTCGTATTTATGAACCTTCCTTTACTTTAAAAAAGGACTATGTTATTGATAGAATAATTAATGATTATAAGTGGGATGTAGAAAACCAAGATAAATGGACTTTGGAAGATTCTCATAGGTTTAACTATGACATTTCTGAAGCAGAAGTTGACAAATAATCTGATGCCTGCTAAACTATATACAAGTGAGACTTGGCTTCGTAAACGATACGTTATGGATAAAAAGTCTCCACAAGAAATTGCAAAAGAGTGCGGGGCTAGCGTAGAAACCATTTACGTATATCTTGCCAAGTTTGGATTAAGGAGATCTAAAAGATGAAACCAGTTCCAGTCTATCAAGATGTTGACCATTTTGTTTATAATGACTTATACTTGCATTCACTATCCGCTCCATCTGGAAATGATATTTTAATGAACTGTATGGGAATAGCCCAAATGTTAATTGAAAAAAATATATCTTATGGAAATTCTGCTTTAGATCCAGTAAGAATTTTTAGCAAGGCCAACTCAATAGAACAACTTCATGTAAGAATAGACGACAAGTTAAGTCGCTTGATGAAGGGTACGGAGATGGTTGGAGATAACGATATTGATGATTTAATTGGATATTTGATTTTATTAAAGGTGGCAAAAGAAAAAAATGATTAATGATTTTGAAACAAAACTTGAAAACAATAATTTTGATGGCTACTCAAATCCCGATGTCTTACACATTGGTGAGCCAGTCTTAAATTTACTTGGAAAAGGGTTGACCGGATTTTCTTATTACCAGCCAAACCCTATCACTCCAGATTTAAAACTCAATAGTGATGGATTTAGGTCTGACGAGTTTAAAAAAAATCATGAAGAAAAACATATATTATTTTCTGGATGCTCGGTTACGTATGGTTTGGGACTTTTAGAAAACGAAACTTGGGCTAAAAAACTATATAATAAAATAAATAAAGAAGTTCATCTTTCTGGATTTTTTAATTTAGCGTTGCCAGGCACTGGTATTTGTGATATTGTTGCTAATATTTTTAAATATATTAATAACTACGGCAAGCCAGAATCAATTTTTATTTGTTTGCCAAATGTACAACGAAGGTATGCTCTTTATTCAAAAGATTCTAAAAAAATACATGATAAAAAAATTCATCACGCTGTGTATGACGATAAAGGAAGAGATGAATTTTCCGATATTATTCAAATTCATTCATTTCATTATTTAATGTTTTTAGAAATGTTTTGCAAATCAAACAATGTTAACTTGTTTTACTTTTCATACAATACTATGTTTGCATCAATGGAACTTGACAATTTTGCTCAGATAGACAGAAGGGATTTTATCAGAACTTTAGCAGAATTTTGTATAAAAAACCCTGACAACCAATTTTCTTTATCCGCCAGAGACGGGGATCATTTTGGAGAAGCATATCACGAGTATTGGGCAAATTTTTGTCACGAAATGTACGCTAAAGGACAAAATAAATGATGTCACAAGAACAAGAAATAATAAAACATTTGGATCAAGTTAATCAAGTAGTTGAAGAATACCTAAAAGGTAGTGATCCAACAAAAATATCCAAAGAGTTAGATATTCCAAGAACCCGTGTTGTTACTTTAATTAATGAATGGAAAGTTATGGCTTCTGCTAATGATGCTATTCGTGCCCGTGCAAAAGAAGCAATGGCATCAATGGATGCTCATTATGGTAAATTAATTACAAAGGCATATGAAGTTATTGATGAGGCTAGTTTAACAAATAATCTTTCAGCAAAAACTCAAGCAATTAAACTTGTTGTAGATATTGAAAAGTCTAGAATTGAAATGTTACAAAAGGCAGGCCTGCTAGAAAATAAAGAATTGGCTGAAGAGATGGTTGAAATAGAAAAAAGACAGGAAATCCTTGTTGAAATATTAAGAGATATAGCAGCCGAACACCCAGAAATAAGAGATAAGGTAATGAGAAGACTATCTGATATTGCCAAAGAAAATGAGGTGATTACGATTGTCCACGACATTCAATGATTTTCTTGAAGTATTAAAAGACAATATCTTTGAAGAAAACCCAGTAGACGTAAAAACATTTGTTGAGTCGTCAAATTATCTTGGTCAGCCCCCACTATCAGAAATACAATATAATATTGTCGAAGCAATGAGTCAAATTTATTATAAAAAAGATCTTGAAAATTTAATGGGAACAAATGATGGAAGCGCATATTATGATAAATATACAAAAAATGAAATCATTCTACAACTTGGCAAGGGTAGCGGAAAAGATTTTACATCTACGGTAGGATGTGCATACTTAGTATATAAACTTTTATGTCTTAAAGATCCAGCAAAATATTTTGGCAAACCAAGTGGAGACGCCATAGATTTAATTAACGTTGCCATAAATGCCCAACAAGCAAAAAACGTTTTCTTTAAAGGTTTTAAAACAAAAATAGAATCTTCCCCATGGTTTGCTGGAAAGTTTTATGCTAAAGCGGACAGCATAGAGTTTAATAAGGCAATAACTGTTTACTCTGGGCACTCAGAAAGAGAATCTCATGAAGGTTTAAACCTAATACTTGCCGTCCTTGATGAAATTTCTGGTTTTGCATCAGAAGTTGGAACCGCAAATGAGCAGGGGAAAACTGCAGAAAATATTTATAAAGCATTTCGTGGATCGGTAGATTCTCGTTTTCCAGATTTAGGAAAAGTTGCACTTCTATCTTTTCCAAGATATGTTGGAGACTTTATTTCTAAAAGATATGAAGATGTAATTGCAGAAAAAGAAATTCTTGAAAAAAAACATACGTTTATAATTAATCCAGCATTACCAGAAGATAATCCAGACAACACTTTTGAAATAAATTGGGAAGAAGACCACATTAAATCATATAAATTTCCGGGAGTTTTAGCAATTAAAAGACCAACATGGGAAGTAAATCCAACAAGAAAAATTGAAGACTTTAAGTTATCATTTTTTACAGATCCTGGAGATGCCTTAATGCGTTTTGCATGTAAGCCAACGTATTCATCTGATGCCTTTTTTAAACAAAGAGATAAACTAGAAAAATGTATGTCTTTAAGAAATCCAATAGATAATAATAAGAGGTTTGATTCTTCTTTTAAACCAGATCCAGAAAAGACTTATTACATTCATGCTGACCTTGCACAAAAACATGACAAGTGTGCTGTAGCAATCGCCCATGTTGATAAATGGGTAAATGTTCAAGTTTTAAAAGACTATGAACAAATTTCTCCAGTTGTTATTGTTGACGCTGTTGCCTGGTGGGAACCAAAAGTTGAGGGCCCAGTTAATCTTAGCGATGTAAAAAATTGGATTATTAATCTTAGAAGGCAAGGGTTTAATATTGGAATGGTTACATTCGATAGATGGCAATCTTTTGATATTCAACAAGAACTAAAGTCTGTTGGTATTAGAACTGATACTGTTTCTGTTGCTAAGAAACATTATGAAGATTTTGCTATGTTGATTTATGAAGAGAGAGTTGCTATGCCCTTAATCCCCCTTTTGTTAGAAGAAATGGGAGAACTTAAGATTATTAATGATAAGAAGGTAGATCACCCACGTAAAAAATCTAAAGACTTAGCAGACGCAGTTTGTGGTGCAGTATTTGGTGCCATAAGTTTTACGCCTAAAAATGTAAATCAAGAAATAGAGGTTCACACATTCAAAGATAGGCCAAGGCAAGTTGACGACCTACCTGAGAACGTGATACAATATAAACCTATCCCTGATGATGTAAAAGATTATCTAGATAGATTTAACTTATTATAATAAGAAATAGGAGAAAAATGAAAAATATCAAGAAAGTATCGCTAATCATCGCTGCAGCCCTGACTAGCACAATGCTCGTAACGCCAGCAGCGCAAGCAAACGCTGGAACTGTCACACTAACGGTGGCGGGAACTGCAGCAACAGGTGGAACAGTAGTAACAACTCCTGTATCACTACCAGTGCCAGCAGATAACAGTATTGATGCAGCGGATGCATTGAAAATTGCTGTAACAGCAGTAGATACAGGCACAGTAGTAACAGCAGTTGCAGTTAATGCAACAATTGTTCCTGCACTTACTGGAACAGCAGTAGTAACTGCGTCAAACGGAACATCAACACTTTCGATTGCAACAGGAACTGGAACATCAGCAGACTTTTATGTATATACTAAAAGTACAGCAGTAGGATCAGTTTCTATTACTCGTGCTGGAACTACAACAGTTTATTATGTTCAAGGTACCGCAGGTGCACTGAACTCAATTACACTAACCGCTCCTGCCTCAGCAGCAGCAGGTACATCACAAGTTCTTAAGGTATCTGGATACGATGTATTCGGAAATCTAAAAGGTGGAGCCACAATTAATACTTTGGTTTCAAGTTCTGGATCAGCATTAGCAACAGCATTAACAACTGACACAGCAACTGCAACTGTAGGAACAAAAGAGCAGACAGTAACAATTCCTGCAACTGGTTCAGTAACAGTAGTTGCGTATGCAACAGTAGCAACAGCCGTAACAGGCTTAGCAACACCAGTCGGTTCTGTAAGCGCTACAATTGTAGTACGTGATGTTCTGTCAGAACTAGCAGCAAAGAATGCAGAATTAGCAATTGCTAACTCAGCACTTGCAGCA